AGTAACCAATCATTTATAATAGGAATGGAATTAATTACGGTTGTGTTTGTAGCTTTATATACTTTGGAATTTTGCAATATATCAGCACTATATTCTTTCAAGTACGTAGTAACCATGCGGTCTATATCGGCGTTAGCAAGTTGCCAACCAGAAGTCACGCCGTTCTGTACCAATGTTTGTAATTCAACATTCATTCTTTTAAATACCCGCGCAAACCCCTTACGCAGTAACTTATTCGCCCTCCAAAATGACTTAACATAGCGTGGGGGGTACTTACGTAATAGTAAGAGCAATTCGCGCGCGGTACGGCGTAGTAATTGTTTTATTTCTGATTCTAAATTCATTACACAATAAACTTGAATGAAACGGGGTTTACGCCCCATGTACCGATCGTAGAAGGTTTATACGGTTTATGTTCCCGTATAACAGTGCACGTATAACTTCCCGATGTAAATTTAATTGTGACTACGGCAAAATTCTCAGCTGTATGTTTAACAGAAAGAATGGTATAAGGGTCACTAATCACTACTCTACGCAGTACTCCCAACATAGTGCGCGGGTAACTGGTTGTAAACAACCATGTTTTCTGTACAAACGGTTTGATTTTATGTACTGTTTTCTGCCGTACTATTGGCTTCTGTAATAGCACGTTTAAGAACCCGCGTATTGTACGTTCAATATTACTCTCTTCCATGATTAATTGTTAAATGTTAAATGCTCCCGCTGTTTCTGCGGCGTTTGTTTTAATACCTATTAATTCCGTAGTTACATTCGTAACCAGTGGGTTTTTCTCAACCGCTGTTTCCACCGACATAATCGGTTTGCCACCAGTGGCAACCGATAAAACATCAATGATTTCTTGTATATTTGCGGGAAGTGCTTCTTGAAATTCTATCGTGATTTGCATTTCTGCAAAATCACGCGCAAATTGCGTATGAATTAATGATAAATAATCTCTAATTATAGTCAATTCTTGGTATAAATTTGGAAGAAATACCTCTTGTTTTATTTCTGATTTGAGTAATGCTTGTTGGAATAACAAACGTAAACCAACACCACTAATATTTCCGGGCTTTCCCGCTAAGATTGAAGTAAATGATATATCGGGAGTTGCAGATAAATTAAATATCGCTTCTTTTAGAATTTGCAGTTGTAATTGCAAACTCTCAGGGCGTTGGTCCCATGTTAAGTACTGTACATCAGAACGAACCGATTGCCCGCTCGCGTCTGTGGTTATATTACACTGCAATACTTTTCCTTGCTCTGCCTTATCAGGCAACCCAGCCACATCGCCGTAAATCTTAGCAATTGGTGCAGAAAAATATTCATTTGTATCACACAATTGACTAACTGTTTTTTCTGTGTTCTCTATCAATGGTCGTACATTAGCCCATTCTTCTTGTGTTTGTGTGTAATAAACAAGCGGTAATTTGCCAATCACATTGGGAATCGTGGTAACTTCCCATTTCGAGCCATTGGCAATACCGGAATATACGTGCGTATTGGTATAGAGTACAAAGTTATTTTGTTTCTCTATTTTAGTATTCTTAATTACTTGCGTTTCGTATATGCGCAGAAGAGCATCAAGAACGCCGTCGGAGTCATAATTTGGTATAAATGTACCATTTGTACAATTAAGTAGTAGATAACGTAAATTTCTGCTACCGTCCGCAGCCGTATGTACATAATACAGTCGCGCAGCTTGCTTCTCCACAAATACCGTCCGCGCAAGCTGGCGATTACGTATATCAAAGAACAACTCGCGGAGTGTTTGTTGGAGTAGCTCAAACGCAGCATCACCACCTTCTGATGTTTTTGTGAGTATTAGTGGTTTCCCAAACAAAAACACTACCGCATTATTTACGATAACTGACTGATAATCAAAGAGTAACCGCGCAACATCGGTTACCGCGACTACATTCCCATTCCGGTCATATTTCACCTTACCCGCACGGTCATTAATCTTATGCTTACCATTGAACTCCGCGCGTAGTGTGGCGGAATCAGTGATAACATGCGTGCTATTCTGCAGAGTCTTGATAATTTTATTCCAATCACCAAGAAGCAATAATTCGTCTATATTCATTGTATTTGTTTTTAAAATAAACCAAGTTCTGCTTTACTGCGTGCGCGCCGCTGCGGAGTGGTTATAAAATTAAATATTTCGTTTAGAGCCAGCGCGTCAAGTAAATCGGGGGAAATACCACCAAGAGTATTAATTATCTCCTTCTTGGGATTAATCATAAGTTTACCGCTCGACAATTGTTTAGCTTGTTTAATCGCTTTAATTTGATGTAGAAGCACCCATTTAATTGTTTTCCCGCGATATATACGTGGCGTTTTGTAGGGGAAAACACGATTAGCGATTGCCGGTGGAATATAGTATGTATCGTCCGCAGTTTTAGGAAATGTCCCATTTATAGCATCAGATAAATGATAGTACATCTGCGCACGGCGATTCAAGTACTTCTCACCCCTAAAAACTTTCCCATTGCCATGAAATTCAATAGCACCTTCTATAAAACCAGTTAAACCACCACCGACCCCGTCTGCATCAAAACAAACATTAGATGCAGTTATATACCAGGTTTTCATTAATAATCGGATAGTATCAATGACCACCCGACCGCTACTTTTATCTAAAATAATTAAATCCAACACACGCCGCCCCTCAAGAACCCAAATTACAAGCAAATCATTCCCCTTAATCGCAATATCAGCAACTATACGACGTGTTCCGGTTTTTACAAACTCATTAGAAAATACATCTTTGAATTTCACATAACTAAATAGTACACTATCATCCAATTTAACATTCCAATTTCGTTTTAGCAATCGGAGTTGGTCTTCTTCTGATAGGGCACGTAGATTACCCAAGTATTCAGGGTTATGTTTCAATAGTATTTTATTCTCAAATATATCACCCTCGATAAATGTGAATGATTTGACCTCATTTACATTTTCCAAAGTAGGTATCTTTTGCATAACCTCCTGCCGCGAATTACCCCATACAACGGTGTCATTACTAATAGAAAAATAACGCAACACCCCACTACGTGCGGGTATAATAAAACCGTCATCCCCTATGTACCAATCTATAAAATCACGCACCCAACTATCAGCATCGGGGTTACATGTTGCACGTACATAGGGAGTAATACCACTTGTACTTCTATTCCGTGATAGTAAGTAGAAGAACTGCCCGCGCGTAAAATGGGTAAGCTCGTCCCAAATTATACAAGGTATCTGTGAGCCTTGCCACGAATATTTATCTTTTTCATGCTGCAAGTGGGAGAATACGGCTTTCGCACCGGAAGGGAAATGCCATACATTCTTTGATGATGTGGCTCCAAAATGAGGGTATATTTTACCAACGGCATCCCATAAACCATCCGGAGCCATAATTTGTTGGTATGTACGGCGGAAAAACACCACTGAGAACTGCGGGTTATCGATATGCCGCATCGATTCCATAATCTCCGCGTGAGTTTTACCAACACCCGCACCACCACCACCGATGACTATATCAGCGGGAGAAGACAAAAAGTTTTCTTGAAACCCCTTTTGTGGAGTAATGCGTATAGTATTTTTACTTTTCATTTAACGGTTATTTGGTGGTAAAATGACTACTGTACTGGTGTTATCCACTTTTTTACTGACCGCTTTTTGTACCGGTGCCAAGTATCCCATAAGTTGGTTTATACTATCAAGTGCTTTTAGTTTACTGTATAATTTTATCTTAACATATTCCGTTTTTTTTCCACCTTTGGCAACATCAACGCGGGTCTCTATCTGCTCTACTGCTGCCAAGTATTCAGGGTGAGTTAGTTTCAATTCCTCAAATGCTTTGAGGCTTTGCCAACTATCGTGGAAATGAATGAAACTTGCGTATGCTATCTTCTTGTATTCCAAAATCTGAGTAACCTTACTAAGCCCTGTAAATTTTTCCAAGTCATCTTTAATCTCATCAACGTACCGCAGAATTTTAGGGTTTTTTAGATTATTATGTGCTGTTATTCTATAGGAACCCTTGCTATACCCCGCATCCAACGCGGCTCTCGATGCATTAAAGCCATTGGCAACATAGTTACGACAAAACCGTTTTTGCATGGGATTTAATTTATCCCCATAGCTATATTTGACACCGTTACGTGGTTTCTTATTCCTTTTCATAATATACTCATAAATATTTTCTACAAATATAGTATATGTACAGTACATAACAGTCACCCTTACTGTATAATTTAGCTTTGTTGTATTATTCTTTTGTTTTTTTGTTTTGTAAAACTATTAATGTTTTTGAGGCATTCCATTTATATTACATAGTACATATAATAATATTTAAAGAAATTTTTAAAAATATACAAAAATATGGAATTATGTAGAAGTACAAAAATACATGGATATAAAAAACCCTGTTACTACATAGAATAACAGGGTTTTCTCGATATTATTATTACTTGAGTTATTAATGTATCCAAATAAAAAATAACCTCATTCTTACAGAACAGGATGGTATCGTGACCTTACCGATTATTTCATTTTGTATTTTCTCAAAAGCCGCATAATCAGCTTCTTTTATGTTTGTTGTTAAATCAATAGTTCCGTCCATGTTCGTAAATTTTGCAATGGTATTTACTTGTCTTTGTAATTTTCTAATTACCGTATGTATTTGCTTGGGTGTCATAACTTTGTGTTTTAAATTATCCATATATTTTAATTACCCCACAAATATATGGATAATTAAACTGGATACCAAACTTTTTTTAAATTTCTTTTAAAACCTCCATCTGTTAATCATAATTCTAATTGTTAGTATTTTAATTATCTGCCGTTTAAAGTTCGTTCGTCAGCGTAAGCATCCGCCATTCTTTTAAGTATGCTCATTGATGCATAATACTCTGTTTTCGCAAATGCTTTACGTTCTTTGCGTTCTTGTGCACTTTCGGTCTCGATAAGCCAATGTCCTTCTCTGTTGTTATAATCAACCATTTGCATCGTCTCGGCTACTGCTATTGGACAATGTCCATGCTGTAGGGCATCTTCAATAAATGCTATTTTCTGAAATACATTCATGTGTACATGCTGTAATATGTTTGCTAAATTTTTCATATTCTTAAATTTTGACTTTACTTGTTTGTATTTTTCTTTGTGTTTTATTCGTAAAAATAGCGTGCGAATTTAAAAAAAGAGAAACATTCAGTACAGACAATACAAATGCAAGTGGTTCCGTGTTGTTTCTGCAAAGAATACCAATACATACATATTATGCATGTATTGGTATTCAACACGCGTAGAATACAAGAAAATAATAAAACAACCAATATAAGTAATCATAATTTATAATTCTATACTCCTGTACGTTCACCCCAAAGAACAACATGTTCCCGTGTTGTATATCGAAAACCATAATCTATTGCAACTTGTACAACGAACATACGATTCTCAGCAAGTTCTTGCATAGTGGCACCCATAGGCATAACTATTATTTTCTCATAAGGGATAATTTCGGTGTTTACATACCTATCCATAATTTCTATTACATCACTTTCATTGGCAATAACAAACTTAAATGTAGAATTTGGTAATGCCACCAACGTCTTAATAATAGACATATCATGCGTCTTAAACCTACCTGAATTACTTAATTTAGGTGAATTATTCCATTTATTAATATACGGGATAATTCGTTCGGGCATAATCATGCACTCGTTTTCAATTTCTATGTATGGTTTAAATTTATACTGGCGTATAAATTCCTGTATGAAATTTACAAGTGCAAGCTGTTGTTTGAGCGGGCTCCCCCCAGTAAGTATCAGACGTTGTCCGCAGCGTAATTTGTCAATGATATAATACTCCTCTAACAAGGCAAATAGCTGATTAAACGTCCACGCACTACCAGTTTGCCAAACCTCTTTGGTATCGCAAAATGTACAGTTAAGTGTGCACCCTGCTAAACGTAAGAAGGTCGCGGGGTAACCAATATCACCTTCACCTTGTATAGTATTCGCAAAGAACTCGCTCACATACAGGTAGGTGGGTGAGCCGTTTCGTATTACATTCAGCTGATTTTTTCGACCGGCAGAAATTAATGTAGTTGGTATCATTTTTATTTTATTTTAGTTTGTAAAAACACAAATATAACTAATATATTTTTAAACTTTTTAAAAACTGTATTTCACATACCTATATATCAGGTATGTGAAATACTTTGACAGTATGGTATATATTATGTCCCATAGGCATATTCTCCACAGCATAGCTCGGAACATATAATAATATAACATGATTCCACGTAGGTACGTCAATATAGTCTATGTTTACCATGCATCTCTTGTGCAATGGTATATACCCCGTGCTCTTGAATTGTATATGATTTACAGTGCTGTGATTACCGTACATAAAACATGGACATTGAATAAGGCAAGTTTTTTCCGAATATTCATGCCATGTACCACAAACATTACATTTAACGTTTCTGCTTAATTCCATAATTAAAATAATTTAGTGATAGGAGGTTTGTAATTTGTTATTAGTATTTCAGTTCTTCTGTTCTTTAAATTCTTACGCTCACCAAGTGATATTACTTGTAATTTGCGCGCGCGGGCTTGTTCTATAATAAATGGGTTATCAAATTCTGCATAAGCAAAACGGCAACCAGTTTCTATCACGGCATCAAACAACTGAAGTGCTTGTTCTTCGGTAAATTGATGCATGTAATTATTAGAAGTACCTATATACGGAGGGTCTAAGTATATAAATGTTTTTCGCACTTCGCGGAAAGAACGAAAAGCCAAAGACTTTATAAATGGTAAGAAATCAGTGTTATGGAAAACAACATCAATTAGCATTTTCTGTGTTGCACGTAGGGCATCGCGGGTATTTAGCCGCATGTTATGTTGCGACATTCTTAGTGTTGTGCCACTCGACAAATAGGTATAATTACTCATGAATAAGAACCGTGCCGCGCGTTGTATCGGGTCTTCGGGTATGTGTTTCCGGTAATGTTGCAATAACGCATTATGTATGGGCAAATTAAGCCATACAGTTTCTAATTCTGCCAACCTATCCCGAACAACAGTAAACAGATTATAAACTTCTGCGTCCTTATCATTCATTATGTTATACTGTGCACGTGGCTTGTTAAAGAATAAACCACCCGCACCGAAAAACGGCTCTACGTAACTAACGTGTTGTGGAAATAATGCAATTGTCTTGGCAGCAATAGCTGCTTTTCCTCCGATTTTATGTGCTAACATACCTTAAATTGTTTTTAATATAAAGCACAAATATAAATAATATAATTAATAAATTTTAAAGTTTTTTTAAAAAAATTAAAAATAAATTTGGAATATATATCCAGATGATATATATTTGTCCCGACAAACAATAAATAATAACATTTAACATTTAATAGCATGGCAAATTTAATATTACAAGACGGTCGCGTAATTACTGACACTTATGGTAACTGCGTATTTCAAACGAGAAAAGAAGCGGAAATGGCTTTAATTGAAGCTACAAACTGTAAAGAAGAGCATGTTCTTGATAGAATTGATAAAATTGATGCTTGTATTGATGACGGCGACATTATTATTCTTGAACTACCTTGCGTTGTGTGTGATACAGGTAGCGTAGATTGGTTTTATTTTATTGATTAAATTTCAGCGAATTAAAACAAAACCCCGTAAATGCAATATTTACGGGGTTTTGTTTTGGTTGAATACTACTTTAAAAATTTATTTTAAAAAAAAATTAAAAATAAATTTGGAATATATATCCATGTGATATATATTTGTCCCGACAAACAATAAATAATAACATTTAATATTTAACATTTACTAACATGGCACACAAAAGTACATTTCGTTTACAAGTTGAGAATATTGCAAAACGCGCGGGTGTTGTATTCTCGGGCACTGCGTACATTGATTTAACCAATGGGAAAAGCAAAAATCAACCAGCACATTACCGATTAAAATTACTGACAACAAGTGACGTTCCAGAAAAAGTACTTGCACAAATAAAACAACTGCCGCAGGTATATAAAGTGACGTATGTGCCACCGCAATATCATGTTTCTCTATACGGACAATTGCGCGTATATACGATTGGCAAACCAAGTGTTATTAAGTAATAGCATGCTGCAAATCATAAAAGAAAAACCCGCGTAAATGTAGTATTTGCGCGGGTTTTTCTTTACATTTTACCAAAGCAAAACCCCACTTAAATGTACTATTCAAGTGGGGTTTTGCTTTTGATTATGTATATTTCTTATGCTGTGTATGCCCAGTGTTTGCGTGCACTTTCAATTTGACTTTGTACCGATTTTGACAACTCATTGAATTTATGTTGTACCAACATACCTGTTTTTGCGCGGTAAGCTTTATTGCGCGCGACATCAATGATTGATGCATTAACCCTGTGCACCTTAGTGACTAAATAATAAGTGTTTGCTTTTTCAGAAACAATGCTAACAATATCACCCCGTTGTATGGTGGCAGCCGCTTGTAGCGACTTAGCACGCAATCGCGCGTTTAATTCATTAACAATTAGTTTGTTAAGCTGCTCTAACGCGGCGTCTGTGTAATTTACAACATCAATATTAATTTTATTACGTTTCATATCTTTAAATGTTAAATGTTATTATTTTTATTTGTCGAGACAAATATATATCACATGGATATATATTCCAAATTTATTTTTAACTTTTTTTAAAATAAATTTTTAAAGTAGTATTCAACCAAAAGAAAACCCCCGTAAATGTACTATTCACGGGGGTAATAACAAACAATAAACAACTAAAAATTAAGACATAAAATCACATAAAGCATGAACCGCTGCTGCTGCCTCCGCCGCTTTTTTACTTTGCGCACATGCACGGTATCTTTGCATACCATTCTCATTTGGCACAATTAAATCTACCGTAAATACAGATGCATATTGATTTGTATCCATATTAAATCTCATAACGTGCGTTCGTTTTGGGAGTTTCCGAAACTTCCACAGCATAAATTTGTGGTGCTGTACGTCTAAATAAATTACACAAATAATATGCCAAATATTCCGCGGTAATTGCACCAAATTTATCATTCAGAAATGTGTGGTCCAAATGCTTATCAATATAATTTTTAATAAAGCTTAATTCATAGTAATCTAATACCATTTTCTGCTTATTTAACATCTCAGCCCGCGCAAACACGGTCACAACATAATTATGACCATGTACGGTGTTACATGAATGCTCCTGCGGCAAGTGAGTGAGTTCATGTGCCGCACTAAAAGTAAATTGCTTTGAAATTGTAAACATTATTTCTTAATTTTAAAATTTAATACTTTCAATACCGCTAAAAATTGTTGGTATTGTTTATCTGTAACATTTAAAACTTGTAGAACGGTCTTATCATTTGTTGGGACAAATGATACCGCAGGTAGTTGCAAATAGTTAATCAATACACGTACAACTGCTCTATCTATTGGTGCGGGGTACTGTATAAAAATACCAGTTAATACCGTTTCGGTTTTGAACAAATTTTTTAGAAATCTCATAATTCAAATAATTTATCGACCGGTTGTTTTAAGTATTTTGCTAATAATAGCATCAAAATACCGCTCGGGTTAGACTTCGCACATTCTATTGAATGTATAGTTTGTCTCGTGGTTTTACACTTAGCCGCGAGTTGTGCTTGAGTTAATTTTAATTTAATTCTGTACTTGTACACATTATTTTTCATTATTCCTACTTTTTTCGAGTATATGAAACGCTGCATTTTTGGAAATAGTCCGTACAGTGGTATGACGAATCCACGCGCGTGGTTTATCCGATTTTAACCAATTATTTGCAAGTGGCAAGAATCGCACCGACTTAACATAGTTATATGTAGGGGTATCCCCCAGCCATACTATATTATAACAATTATACTTAATCATAATGAGAATTATTTAATTAATTAATTTTTGAAATTTTATTCTTCTGTGTAACACGAATTAATTTATCCGCGTAAGTAGTTAATTGTGCTTTATGAGTCACAATTATAAATTGCACATTTAACTGTTTAGCTATTACAGAAAGCATATTGGCTGCCGCGTCAATATACTCCGGACTGGTGAATTTAAACGGTTCGTCCAGTATTAACGTAGGTGCTACCGTGTTTCGAGTTAAACTCCAAGCGGCAACACGCAACGCAAATGACGCAACATCAACCACACCACCACCACTTGACTGTAGCGGGTCATACGTAGTATTTCCACGCATAAACATAATGTCGCATTCAGTTTTATTTCTGCGTTGTACAAAATCAACTGTAATTTCATACGGTTTTGGAAACACTGTTTGCATGGCAAGCGATGTTATATCAGAAATATGATATTGTAAATTTTCTTGTGTTTTTGCGGCGACAATACGTATTATTTCACGTACACGCTCCATAGTATGTAATTCGCGGGAATTAGCACGTAATTTATGTTTATTCTTCCGAAAAGTAGCACGTAAAACGTCACGTTCTGCGGTCACTTTCATTAGTTTCTTTCTGTACGTCATAACAACTGTTTTAATTCCGCATGTAACGTGGTTTCTTGTGCCTGTAATTCGTTCAATTCAGCATCTAAATTAGCAATTAATTGCTCCGCTTCTCTAACAGTCGCGCAATTATACTGCTGTTCAAGTTGCTTAATTTGCGTATCAAGACTTCCCTGTAAGCGTTGTAATTCTTGTGCTTTGCGCTCATTTTCTTTTTGTAGCACTAATAGTTCTTCTGTTGTGTACATTTTCTTGATTTTATAATTGGTTAAGTAATTTGCGTTCGTCTTCTGAAACTTCATTTTCTTGCATAAAAATATGCAAATTATGCAAAAAGGAATTTTCAGATTGCCACGATGTGTTCAAGGTGGCAATGAAAGCGTCTATACGTCCCTCGCGCGCTTTCTTCGCGGCAACGTGCACATCGGTAATTACGCCCTGTTTTATCGGTAAAAACACTTGTTCTACCGTATTGGTTTCTGCAAAATATAGAAAAACACATGGTTTATGCTGTACCTGCGTGGTATCCATACGTGTTAAACTGCCCGGATTCACCAACAAACGCGTAACATTATTACCTTTTACCTCTGCGGTAAACGTTACATGGTTGTGTCCGGTTACGATTAAGTCGTAATTTTTATATCTTCTTAGTAAACGCGCTGCCGCAGGGTCGGTACATTGTGGGTACGGTCGGGTACCCTGCCACGTCATTACATGATTAATCATAATGTTTCTATTATGTATTTTAAGCGTTCTGCGTGGTTTTTGCAACCAGTGAGTATCTGAAAGTACTGTTAGTCTATTAGCCTGTTCTAATACATTAATACCGCATTTATGCGCAAGTTCAATGCTATGCTGTGGCAGGTCGTGATTCCCGTAAATTGTATAAAATTGCGCGGGTAAGAATTGCAGGGTCTTTGTTAATAGTTCGGGCGAGGGTTTCCAATGATTAAACAAATCTCCCGCATGCCACACGGGACAGTTGTATTGTTTCTGTAATTCAGAAACAAACGAAACTTTCTGCCACATGGCTGCTATAAAATCGTCAGTCCGTGCGGTAGGCGTAGTATCACGCAGGTGCCAATCTGCGGTTAATATGGCTGTTACTTTTTGCATAGTGGGCATATTTTGGGGAATTTTGTAGTAAATTCTCGCGTTTTTAGTTGTAATATATATTCTTTTTTATGGATAAGCGTTTCCGCACGTTTTATGAGCACCACTGCGCGGGCAATGCGGGTGCGTAGTTGTATTTTCTTCGTTGTGGTGTTATGTAGTGTTTTAATCTGTGCTAATGTAGCACGTCTTCGGGCAATGTTTACCCTTAGATTTCGCATTGTTTTTAATTGTTCTTTATACGCAAGTAGCTGCTTTATATCTAATAGACGCTCGCGTTTCTCATTGTACAACGTGCGGGCACGTAAACAGACAGTAATTATCCGCGCTACTTGTTTATCGACTGCAATAGTGCGTAATTCGTGTTGTTTATTGCGTATATTCGTTAGAAGTGCGTATAAAGCTTCTGATTTTAACCGTACTTCTTGTATTTTTCTTATATTTTCTTGTATTTGATTGAATATACGTGCGGGGATAATTGCCGCACGTAAAGTATTTATACGCGTAAATAACTGAGACACAGACTCTAATTGTGTAATTAGTTTGTTTTTCTGTGCAATTTCGTGCTCTACAAACTCTAATTTGTTTACAAACATTTCCGCCTGTTCTATGTATGCATACGTAGCTATGGCGTTTCTTAATTCAGTTTGTTGTTCTTGTATGTACGTAGTATTCTGCGTGTTACTGCGTACCATTGAATTAATACTATTTAACTTAGTATCAATTATAGAAAGTGAGGCAATTTCGTTCAGAAATTGTGCAACCTGTCCACTACTCATGGAAAGTAGGAATGGTGCGTCCATCTGTGATTGAAAGTTTATATCGGCGAAACGTGTTACCTGTTGCACAACTTCGGGAACATTACTACCAAATGCGGTTAGCTGCGTGTCATTTAATTGGTAGTAATTACTTGTTCCCCTACCACGAATAAGTACATTGTCATCAATGTATATAGAAACTCTTGTTTCTCCACCCCAAGACGAACGGAAACCGCTGCCGTTGGGCTTATTATACAACACCCATTTAAGTGCCCTTAGAATAGCAGATTTACCACTATCAGTTTCACCAATAATGACATTCAAACCCGCTACAAATTCCATTTCCGAATCTTTGTGCGATTGGAAATTCTCGATTATCAAGTTCTGTATCATGCTTGTTGTATTAGTTGTAGAGCCGTACCTGTTGTACGCGCGGTGTGGTAAATACTTATCGCGTCTGCCATAGCTTCGTCTCTATATTTTATGTTTGTTTTTTGGAAACTACCGTATAAGTTAGTTACGGCAGTAATCATTTCATGTTTCTGTGCTGTGGTTTTGCCCAGCATGCATTTCTTAGCATCCTGTTCAGAATACCATTCAATTGGTGTTTCTGTAAAATCAGCTATGGTTTGTACCGCTCCGGCAACTATACCAAGAGCGGTCGCGGCAACCGCTGATTGACTACCATGCGGCAGTTCTGCAACTATTAAAACAATATTATATTGTTTGAATAAAGCACGTAACTGCCTATTAATGAGAGCAATACGTGCCATTCTGTCATCGCCTACGCGAATACGTAATTTCTTCGCGTTGCTTTGTGTTTTTATACAACCCGCAGTTACTACACGGTGGCTGCGCATTACTACGTAACCAAATGCGGTAAGGCTCGGGTCGATTGCTAAGATATACTGACGTTGTCTTATTATTCCCATCTTATTTTCTTTTTGCGATTATGTTTAAATTTTCGTTGTATCAGCTCCCACAAATCTATAACCTCCTCACGCAGCTCATCCTCAAAAGCATTCTCCTCTATAATAGTTATAGCACCTGACATAGCGTTGTCGAGATGCTGTCCATTTAAAGTATATGTTTTATTCCGCGTATAATCTTTTATAAATTGTAAATTAGCACGGATGTCGTCTATACCATAATCAAAATTAATATAGATTAAAGCCTCACGGTATGGTACATCTGTACTATTCTTATAAACCAATACTTTCACCTTGTTCGCAATTACTTTCTTAAAGTCCTTACCAGCTACTTTGATAGTCTTATACTCCTTTTCAGGCGGATACATACGTAGGCGAACAGATGCATAGAAACCTATTGCTTTCCCGCCAGGAACAGTAAATTTCTCACCGTAACGTACATCGGGCTTCTCACGTATCTGGTTTGAACACACCATAAGATAATCACGCTGCTTAAGTACTCGTGCCAACTTACGAAAACCCTCAGAAAATTCCTTAGCACGCCGCATACCCATTTTATCACCATCCGCCGCACCCATTTCCAAATTAGTGGAAAGTGCTGCTAAACTATCAGTGAATATACCATGAACACCGTCACCAGTTGGTTCCCACTCATATATAGCGTGGAACATATCGGTGACGGTGTCAGGTGCAACCGTTTGCACTGATTCTGCGTTTGTAATATCAAAGTCAAACAACTGCGCAAATGCGGCATCAAATCGGGCTTCAGGGTCTTGGAATAATACAGACCCATTGGTGCGTTGAGTTGCTCCCGCTATTTCAGATAACAGTACGGTTTTCCCCGCTGAGTTGGGACCAAACACCTCAACCAATATACCAACCGGTAAACCCCCACCACGTATGCGCGTGCCTGAAATTGCTAAATCTAATAGGGTAGAACCAGTGCTAATCATATTAGCAGTATTCCCAACATATACTTTAGAATTATTATCTATTACGCTGGTTTCCATTTGTGTACGTAGCATTGATGTATCACGCGGTTTTCTTTTCATTCTGTTTGTGTCTTAGAAAATTAGCAACTACTTTATTTATTAAATCAATACCGACACCCTTAGCGGCAAGTTCACGTCGTATTTTAAACGCATAAGCCTTATTCGTGGGCTTATTTTTCATAGACATATAATCATCTATAATAATAGATGTTATCTCTTGTTCAAAATCAATAACATGCTCAGCAGCCCATTTTGTGAGTAAATCAATGATTATCTTTGATTTGCTCGTTCGTTTAATTATACAGTATAGTACCAGTACTTGTGCGGTATTCGCGGGAACATAAGCTCCCGCGAATTTGAATTGTGTACTATTTTCTTTTTTAAATATCCTTGCCATTATACACCCTCCTTTTTATCAATGCACGCCTCCCAAATCTCACATGCCTCACATTCCTCATATTCATCTGCATCTATACCAAATTTATGTCCAAATTGGCATTTTTCTTTGTTCCGCCCGCGTCCTCTAACACGGTTTGGTTTTGGTTTTGGTTTTG